ACTTTCGACAATGTGCACCTTATCGAAACTGTTTTGCCTGAGCTGATGGAATCAGATGCCCAGTGGAAAATCCAAAATGCGGACATTACAGAGAAGAGGCTTTATGCCAGATTCAAGTCTGAGACCATTCTGGGTGAAGGCGCAAATGTTGGGGACATTATGGCACTGGGAATCGGCATCAGCAATTCTGAAGTTGGTCAGGGCTCTATTCAAGTGTTTCAGATTAACTGGACACTGGCCTGCTTGAACGGGATGCAGACACAAAATAGATCGCGCAGCTCGCATATTACCTCAGCTCGCGGTGATGATGATACATGGAGCATTCTATCTGATGAAGCAAAAAATGCAGATAATGCAGCACTCGGCCTGAAGCTGCGGGACATAACCCGCAATTATGCCAGCCGCGAATCTTTTGACGCTGTACTGGAGCAGATGAAGGCAGCAGCAGGCGACGTAATCGAGGGGACTTATACGCAGGGAGCTGTGGAGCAGCTAGGCAAAGTGCTTGCAATTCCTAAAAAACAAACTAGCACGATTTTTGACGGGCTTTTGAGCACGATCGGGCAGTCAGGCTATGAACAGGGCCAGCCGATAAGTCGAGCTACACTTATGAACGCGGTAACAGCTTGTGCGAATAATGCAGAAGCTGATCATGTTGATGATTGGCAACGGCTGGGGGGTGATGTTTTGAACATGAGCCCCGCCAACTGGGCCAGCGTGAGCAGGGCCAGTATTGCAGCTTAACAGCAGCAGCCGAAACACTGAAAAAAGCCCGGGCAAAAAACCCGGGCTTTTTATTTTTGACAATGAGCCCTATATGGGCTTAATCTTATATCAATTGAAACAGTGCAATTAATGGAGATTCAAAAATGCACAAAATAACGGACTTTAAACCGCTTTTTAAGGTAGCAGGCCGAAAGTTTTATGAACATCCGATTCATGGGGATGAAGCGGGCGTTATAATGGAATACTCAGGACGCTATTGGCAGCTCGATGTTTACGACAAGCCCGATCAATATGAGACTGCGGACATTGTGGAATTGATTCAAGGCAATGTTTACACGCAGCTCGACCAGTACGGACGGAGAATTGATCAATGTTGAAGACAGTCGAAATAAGCCGAGCGGCAAAGACTAAAGGCTGCGCGGTTACATATAGGGCGGGCGATCAGTCTGTATTTGATACTTGTCCAAAGAGCTGCAGCTTAAATCCCAGCGGCTGTGGCTCAGATATGCCAGATCTCGTCTACATGGCCTCAGTGTTAAACGCGAAGCCGCGAGCTGGCGAATCCATGACTTATTCTCACTTCCATCCAAAATGGTATATGCAGCTTTTGAGCCCAGCTAAAACAGTGATCAATTTTTCGGCTGATTCTTTTCAACAGGCCGTCCAGTGGATTAAACGGGGCCAGCCTGCAGTTTCTATTGTTGATGAATCATTCTGGCGCGAGTCTAAGTCGTATCGATCAGGGGAATTTGACGGGACAACCCTTGTGAGATGCCCAGCCGAATACCTGGACAATTTTAGCTGCATTGATTGCGGGGACGGTAAGCCGTTATGTGCACGGGGCGATCGTGATTATCCCGTGATCTTTTCTGGGCACGGAGCAGGCAAGCGAGCTGCAGGCCAGCTCGACGAGCAGGGCGGATGCTATGCGGCCTATCACAACGTGCGGAGACAATGGGAAAACACAAAAGACTCTGATCAGCAGTTAAGCGATTCGGAGCAGCTCGATCAGTTTATGGGCCAGCTCAGCCCGCGAGCTGTGATTCGCCACCATATAGCCGGGGACATGGGCAGATCTAAAAAGCCCAAATAAGCCCCATAAGTACCGACTCCGGCCCGCTATATAAGCGGGCCTTTTTTTATGTTTTGTTAAAAATATGCCCATTTTAACGCGATTCTCGTTGAGCTCGTTGACGATCGACGGGTGTTTATACAGTGATCAGCTCGAGATTCGACTTTCCCGCGCGAAAATCCGGGGCGCAGCCGTGAGATAAAAGCAGATAACTTGCCCAGCGGGCCGAACTGGACGGGCTCGAAACCTATCACCGGGCACTATGGCCCGTGATCCGTGATCGATTGTTAGTGAATTGTTAGAGCTGCACCCCGGATCATGGCACGCTGCATCCAGTTATTTGCGATTGATCCAGTTTTATAAGGCGGGGCCCGTGTAGACTTAATTTTAAGCAAAAACAACGACTTACCGCCCGCGTCAAAAAATCGACGGGCAGCGGTCGGTCGCCAGAGGACGACGTAGTCCATGTTTTTCACAAACAATAGGTAAAAAAATGATATCATTATATAAAATATCGCATATAATGGGGATAAAACGCCGTGAAGGAGACTAGGATGTTTACTGTCTTAATCGTCTTGTGTATAGGACAAGACCCACAATGCTTTAACATACGAGATTTGTGGGGCCCCTACACGTCTCTAGAGCGGTGTGAGCAACGATTACAAGAGATGACGTCAAATGTTGAACAAAACTTTTCGCCCGTTATCTTTTTTGAAAGAAAATGTATATTAAAAGAAGAAGTTGAGACGAAAGATAAGGCATGAGTGAAGACGCAAGAGATAGAGCGGTCAAACTTCAGTTAAGATTAGCTCAATTAGACAGAATAGATTCCTGTCGCAATGACTTCCTGACCTTTGTTCGCGCCATGTGGCCTGAGTTCATAGCAGGTGAGCATCACAAAATCATTGCAGAGAAGTTTCAAAGGGTGGCTGACGGGTCCCTCAAGAGACTTATTATCAACATGGCCCCGCGACATACGAAGTCTGAGTTTGCTTCGAACTTTTTGCCTGCATGGTTTATAGGCCGCAATCCAAATATGAAAATAATACAGGCGACGCACACCACGGAGCTTGCAGTTGGCTTTGGTCGTAAGGTTAAAAACCTTTTGGACAGGGAAGATTACACAGAAATATTTCCTGAAGCCAAGCTTTCCGCCGACAGTAAAGCCTCTGGTCGTTGGGATACTGCCAGGGGCGGCACGTATTATGCTGTTGGCGTGGGCTCAAACCTTGCTGGTCGCGGAGGTGACCTTGTTATCATTGACGACCCGCACTCTGAACAGACTGCAATGTCCAATAACGGGTTTGATGACGCCTGGGATTGGTACACTGGGGGCCCCCGACAGAGACTCCAGCCAGGTGGGTCTATCATTTTGGTTATGACACGGTGGTCTCAGAAGGATTTGACCGGGCAACTCATACGACAGATGAATAAAGACCCCAAAGCGGACCAGTGGGAGATAGTTGAGCTGCCTGCTTTGTTAGATGACGGGGACCCGACATGGCCTGAGTTTTGGTCAAAAGATGATTTAGAGAAGGTAAAAGCCTCTATCCCGCCATCGAAATGGAACGCTCAGTACCAACAACGGCCCACGGGCGAAGAAAACGCCATCATACCACGAGAGTGGTGGCAACGGTGGGAAAACGAGGATGTGCCCAATCTTGAATATGTAATACAGAGCTATGATACTGCGTTTTCAAAGAAGGAGACGGCGGATTATTCTGCAATCACGACTTGGGGTGTATTTAGACCAGAGGAGGCTGGGGGCCCTAGAGGGTTGATTTTGTTGGACAGTAAGAAGGGGCGGTGGGATTTTCCTGAGTTAAAACAGATAGCTTGGGATCAATACAACTTTTGGGAGCCAGAAACGGTAATAATTGAGGCAAAAGCCTCTGGTATGCCTTTGACACATGAATTACGCAATATCGGCATTCCTGTCGTAAATTTCTCTCCGTCACGAGGCAATGACAAGGTTTCGAGAGTACATGCGGTCTCACCTTTGTTCGAAGCAGGAATGGTGTATGCCCCTGATGAAACCTTTGCGGATGAGCTTATTGAAGAAGTTGCAGCGTTTCCAAATGGGGAGTATGATGACCTTGTTGACAGCATGACCCAAGCGTTAATGCGTTATCGGCAAGGTAACTTTGTATCGCTGCCCACGGACGATTGGGACATAGACGAAGATAAGCATACTCAGGTCCGCGCATATTATGGCTAAATCCACAAGTGAAGAATTTTTAGACGCTCTTGCCCCACAAGGGTATGAGTACGGCCTTCCTAACAGAGCGTCAAAGGAAGGGGGTATAATCACTCAACTTGTAGGAAATGTAACCAATCTGTTTCAGCCCTTTAGGTCTCCCGTCATTAAGCAGCCGACGACTGAATACGTTGAACGCATTGATGGAGCTCCTGGAGAGAATACAAGAGTTAGGACGGAAGGGGTATACGGGGAACCTGAATTTGGTTTGAGCTATATGCCCATTGTGCAAGGCATAATGAGTTTTGCCTCTGCACTGAGAGACAACCCCGCTGCAGTAGCTAAAACTGTAACAGAGGGCATAGCTCAAATTCCAGAGGACCAGATTAAGTCTGCAATAGGTCTGTCTCGCGGATATGACTTCTTGCTGGAAGACCAGCGCAAAAGTGTTTTTGAGCCCGAAAATTTTAGAGAAATTACTTATGCTCCTGACGTAGTCCCGGCGGCTATGGCGGCAGGGACAATTGTTTCTACTGCGCGGCTCGCGGACGACGGATCAACCATTCTTGGTATGATGGGCGGGGTCAAAGCAAAAACAGGCTCTACGAGAATGAAACTGGCTCAATCCATGCGAGCTATGGGCAAGAGCAAGGAAGACATTTTCAGAGCGAATATGTCTTATTTTGACTCTGATATTTTCCCAAGCGACTTGGAGGCCTTTAGATTTGAGATACCAACGGCTAATTCGAAACTTAAATTTGGCAAAGAATATGGGAGCACCCCTGGTGAAACTCCTCCAGGTCAACAAGCCAGTGTTCTAAGAGATTTTTTAAGAATTTCTCCTGAAGACGGGCTGTTCGGGATTAAAAAAGACGTATACACCTACAGAACTTTGGATGACGGCAGGGTTGTATTAGATGATCTGACTGCAAGGTTTCCAGATGGAAAACGGGATTATGGCAGAGTTCCTCTTCTAAAAAACATAATTGACTTTCCAGAATTGTTTGAAGAATACCCGGAGCTTGCAGACGTACGGGTTGCAAGACTTGAATCGGATACAAAAATAATTGGAGGAGAACCTTCAAGGACGGGGGCTTTTTATCTCCATGAAGGTATTTTTGGAAAACCAACCATTGCCGTAGGAGACACCGTAGACGCCGCCGATTTTCAAGAAAACTTATTGCATGAAATACAACATGCAATTCAGGCAATAGAGCAAACCCCACAAGGAGGGGCGGTGTTTCAAATCTATGATGAGCTTATGCAACGTGCGGGTCGTAATACTTTGGATAGCGATGGTGAATTTGTGCTCGACGAAGAAATTTTCGAGTTAGCTATGAAACAATACTCTACCCTGTACGGTGAAGTTGAAGCTAACATGGTAATGCAGAGGTTTACCAACAAAGGATTTGCGAGGGGTATTCATAAATCTAAACATCCCATAGACCTTCGCAAAGAAAATGTTGCGGATACGGATGTAAGCCTTGATGAGCTCGATGCAGTAGACAGAGCAGTAGACGAAAACCCAGAGATTTTTGACCAAGGCGTAGCATCTTTTGGTCCTCGTATAGCGGCAGGTGTACAAAAAAGCCAAATACAAGAAAGCCGTAGGACGGGCGGTGTTTCAGATGAGGTTTTACGCCAGTTGAAAGTTGGGGCGGGAGGCATACGGGGCCTTGCACACGGGGTGACCTACACAAAGAAAAACTCTCTTGAGCAGTTTCCAGAAAGTATTTTTGTAAAAAATGAGGACCTTGCCAGCGACATGCTGTTGGAAGAGCTGGGGGAAAAATATAGAGACCCTGACAAATCAAAAACTGGTGTTTTCATACCACGAACAGAGTTAGTAAAAGCAGCAGGATTTGATAATGTAATGCGGGAGTCTTTGACAGGGGCTGCTGCAGCAAGTGCAGAGGTTAGAAGGCCAGGATTTTCTTTATCATACGATCCTATGATGTCGTTCACAAGGTTTGCAGGCGATCCAGGACGTCGAGGATCGGCGTTCAGAGACCCTTCCGCTTTGTTAGTAGCTTATCCTAACCCTGATTTTTTAGGGGGGATTACTGTAGATGACATTCACAACCTGTCTCCTGCACAGTATTTGATGACGTCTTACCCTGCGGATAAGATGGCTTTGAAAAAACCAAATTCTCGTTATTTTGAGTCAGAAGTGCAAATTGGCGGGGAGAACATTATCACAAGTGCTCCTGCTCGAACTTCAACGGGGGTTCTTCGTAATCAGGAGCGTGGGCTTAAAGACCTGTTTAGTGTTCGGAGTATGACAGATGGCGAACTGTTAAACTTGGTTCGAATTTCTACCTTAAATGACCGGGCATACGACAATATTCAAGACGCTGTAAACGCCATTAGAGATTCTTTTGATGCTAAAGGTAACAATTTCCAACAGGACTTTGGTGGTAATATGAGAAAGCTCCACGAGAGTTTGGAGTCAACCAGTGGGGCTGCAGCCAAGGACGCGGCGGCAAATGAAAGCATTTACTATCTTGGACAGATGGTCAGAGGTGAGGGCGAGTTTAAAGGCAAAGGCAACATCACCGATGCCTTTCTTCGGCCTCAAGTAGGAAAGTTTGACAGGACTAAATTGGAAGAAACTTATGGCACGGCAGTGGCAGACGAGTTTGTTCAGTCCCTTTCTGAGTATACGCGACTAGCGGACATGGGCAAAGGCGAGGCTTTCATGCACGATGCTGTCAAAAAAACGTCAACCACACACTATAAGAAGGCTTTAGATGAAGTCTTGCCTGACGGTGTTGAAAAGTATTTTTCAGTCCAATACGGAAATACCATTGAATTTGAACTGCCTTTTGACATGAGACAACTTTTAACTAATCTTGAAATTCAAGAAACTATTATGAAAAACAATCCGTCTCCTGCGAATAAAGCCAGGTACGATGAAATACAAAACAAACTGCGGCAAGACCCTGGGCACAAGTTTTTTACCTATGAGACCCCTGATGGCAACCTTGCTGTTGTATCCGACGAGCTTGGAAATGCTTTGAATACGGCTGAAGGACAGATGAAGGTCAATGGCATATTGCAAAGATTAAAAAGAGTTCGCGACGGTGAAATGACTGTCGCTAAGTTTGAAGAAGAAGCGGCGAGGTCAACGCCCGGAAGCATATATCCTTTGATTATGGATTTAGCGAAGCAACAAGACAGGATTACAAAGGGTTATCTACATGCGATTGATAACTCTGAGGTAGGTAAAAAGTTTAATCAGTTGCACAGAGACATTCAAAAAGCAGAGAAAAGAGCTCTTAAAGCTATTCAAGACATAGCTTTGTTGCATCCTGACAATGTAGTTAAGAACATGAGCCGTGAACGGCGGGCCGCTTACAATCGTGCCAGAATACCAAACTCCTCCGTTGAGAAGGTCAAGGAATACACCTCGCGGCCCACGGTTCCTTTCAAAGACATATCGGTTCGTGATAACCCTGCGGTCAAGTTTGCAAAAGGTGGTCCTGTAAAGGCTGGTATCGCACAATTTATCAAACATATGCAATAATGGAGGGATATGATATGATAGAGGAAGAGTTTGACGAAGAAGTCATCATGTTGAAAGCGGAGGGGTTTGATGAGGCAATCATTGGATCTGCTGAGAGGTGTGGACTTCCTGTGATGATTGCTTACGATTGGGATAAATGTGTGGATATATTGCGGACACGGGACGGTATGTCTTTAACAGAGGCAATAGAGTTCATGGATTTTAATGTGACAGGCGCATATATGGGCGAGGGAACACCTGTCTTTATAAAGGGTATGAGCCCGCGTTGCGATTGTGAGGTTGTAAATGGTTAGACCCCCTATTTCTCTGGTAGAGAATCAAAATCCACAGATAGAGCAAGAAGAATTGATGGCAGAGGTGGAGATTGAAGCCCCTGGCAGTCTTCAAATGCCTGTTGAAAGTGAATTTGACATACAAATATCGGAGGATGGCGGGGCTATTGTAGACTTTGAACCGTCTACAGACATGCCTGACAGTGGTTTTTATGCCAATTTAGCAGAGGATTTAGACGATAGGGTCTTGGGTTCTCTTGCAAGTGAGCTTACATCAGACTTTGACGCTAACAAAGCCAGTAGACAGGATTGGGAAGATGCTTATGCAAACGGTTTGGAATTATTGGGATTCAATTATTCAGAAAGATCGGAGCCTTTCAGAGGTGCGTCAGGCGTCACGCATCCACTGCTGGCTGAAGCGGCAGTGCAGTTCCAAGCTCAAGCGTTCAATGAGCTGCTGCCAGCGGGCGGACCAGTGCGTACTGCTATTGTCGGGTCAGCAGACGCAACAAAGTCTGACCAAGCCCAGCGTGTAAAGGACTTTATGAACTTTTACATCACGAATGTGATGGAGGAGTACACCCCTGAGTTTGACCAGATGCTGTTCTACTTACCTTTAGCGGGTAGTACGTTCAAGAAAGTCTACTATGACGAGGGCATCGACAGGGCAGTAAGCAAATTCGTAGCTGCAGAGCATCTGGTGGTGCCTTATGAAACCGCTGATTTAGAAACTTGCCCCAATATCACGCATGTCGTGCGTATGAGCTTGAACGAATTGCGTAAAAAGCAGATTGGAGGCTTTTACAGGGACATACCTGTGCTGCCGCAACAGGCAGTTGACGACGATTTAGAGTCAGAAATTGACAGAATCACTGGTCTCGAGCCGTCATCCGTGGATTATGACTGCACATTGCTTGAATGTCACGTCGATTTGGACCTCGAAGGGTACGAAGACAAGGGTCAGGACGGTGAACCGACAGGAATTAAGCTGCCATACATCGTAACTATCTCTCAAGACAACGGTCAGGTGCTGTCCATTCGCAGAAACTACCGCGAAAATGACCCAAACATGGAGAAAATCCAGTATTTTGTGCATTATAAGTTCCTTCCTGGCTTTGGTTTTTATGGATTGGGGCTTATTCACACTATTGGCGGTCTTTCAAGGACAGCGACTGCCGCTTTACGGCAATTGATAGATGCAGGGACACTTTCTAATCTGCCTGCGGGCTTCAAAGCTCGTGGCCTACGGATTAGGGACGATGATGAGCCTCTGCAGCCGGGTGAATTTAGGGACGTAGACGCTCCTGGGGGTGCAATTCGTGATAGTTTGATGCCTTTGCCGTTCAAAGGCCCTGACGGCACATTATTTAACCTTCTAGGCTTCGTAGTTGACGCAGGCAGGCGATTCGCGACTATAACAGACCTTAAGGTAGGAGATGGCAACCAACAGGCTGCTGTGGGAACTACAATCGCCATGATGGAGCAGGGCTCTCGTGTGATGAGCGCAGTTCATAAACGCTTACATTACGCGATGAAGGTAGAATTTAAGTTGCTTTCAAGGGTCATGGCAGAAAGTCTGCCGCCTGTTTACCCATATTCAATCGAAGGGGTAGACTCTGCAGTAAAGGCGCAGGATTTTGACGATCGGATTGACGTCATACCTGTGTCCAACCCTAATGTCTTCTCACAAGCCCAGAGGATTGCTCTAGCTCAAACCAAGATGCAGCTTGCGTCACAGGCCCCACAGATACACAACATGTATGAGGTCTATCGGGACATGTACGAAGCGTTGGGTGTACGGGACATTGACAAGTATTTGATGAATGAAGAGGCTCAACAGCCCGTGCCGAAAGACCCTGCACAAGAAAACCAAGAAGCACTTGACGGTAAGAAGATGCAGGCGTTTCCTGGGCAAAACCACGAGGCGCACATTATGGCTCACCTTGTTATGAGCGGGTCACCGCTTGTGGGGGCTAACCCAATGGTTGCCATGAACTTACAAAAGCACGTTTTCCAACATGTACAGATAGATGCAGTTGAAAGAGC